CTAAGGACCCAGATGCAACCAACAAACACGGCAAGGACAGTCCTCGTGCTGTTAATCAATCCGTTGAATTTTAACCCGCAATAATAATAATACATATGGCAACATACAGAGAAAACACAGGACTGCTCGGCATCAATGACCGCAAGCAGAAAGAAAATCACCCTGACTACAACGGACGTATCTTCGTCAGTAAGCCAGGGTTGTACTACCTCAAGGGGTGGAAGAAACAAGGACGCAGTGGCCAGCCACTGCTATCCCTAGCCGCTGATTACGCGCCTGAGGATAAACAGCTGGAGGCAACTCAGAATACTGAGGCAGTGCCCACCAGTACCCCTAACATAGACGACGCACCGTTCTAAACTATGGGGGACTTCGATAAGATATGGTGGGACAAGTTCCGCCGAGATGAAGTTGAATCCGTATTGGATATGACTGCTAACAAGAACACCGACTACACGGGAGGGGAGAGTTGCGAAAATCCATTCGCTAACTTTGATTACTCCACCGAGTTCGGCGTTCATCCTCTTACTGGAGTCTGCATTAGGATGCAGGATAAATTCCAGAGAGCTAAGGCTTTCTGTGCGGATGGTCAGCTGAAAGTTATTACTAACGGCGATCAATCCAAGGACATATTCCGTGACCTAATTGGCTACTCATTGATAGCCATAGGGATGCTCGAAAGAGCTGAGAAGGAGTAACTCCTTATGATAGAATGCTTGGCCCTCTTGCGCGGTGCAGGGGGGTCAAGTATTACTACATAAAATTATTAGATAGCGCACATGAACGATAAAATTAAGGAAGCCACTGAACTCACAATCAACCTGCATAATGACATGGACACGAGAGGGATTCCTAAAAGCATACTAATCAAGCACAACGCCATAGGCCAATGCCTTCGTGCAATATTAGAAACACTTGAAAATGATAACGAACGAAACAAAAACGCCCCCGCATAACGAAGAAGCCGAATACAAACTAATTGCCTGCTGTCTCCTTGATGGGGACTATTCCGTATACGATACGGTATCCGTCATTGTTACGCCCGACGATTTTTATACCCTCAGGGGTAAGTTACTTTTTACAGCAATAGCGTCCCTCGTAGAGAAGGGAAAGCCACTGGACGCCATATCTCTACAAGAGAATCTAAAAGCCTCTAAGGGCCTTGACGAGGTCGGGGGCATGGCAGGTATCTTTTCCGTCATGGAGGCCGCTGAGACCCCCTTACAGGCCCTGTATTGTGCCAAGCTGATAGCCGAGAAGAGTAAACTACGGTCACTCATTCGCGGGTGCCGACTTGCTGTTGAGCAAGCTGAGTCCGAATCAGCCGAGTCCCAGTCGATCAGAGCATCCCTGGAGAATGATATACTCAAGGTTGATACCCTGGGTACGGACACGTTCTCTGTGGCTGATTCCGCCGAAGAGATCCTTGAGGACATCCAGAAGATGCAGGACGGCACCTTTAACCCAGACGTAGTCAAGACCAACATCAGGGGACTTGATGGATACTTGGGTAACAACGGCATCGCGGCAGGGGAGGTGCTTACACTCGCGGCCCCTACCTCCTGCGGTAAATCTGCACTAGCTTTATTCATAGCAACCAAGGCCATGAAGCAGGACAATACGCCCACGGCTTACTTCTCATTTGAGATGCCGAGGAAGCAGTTAATGAAGCGCATGATACAAACAATATCTGGCATTAACGTAATGAACATTCAGGATGGAGTCGCAAGCCCCGAACAGGAGGAGAGGTTCAAGTCAGTGACTAGGGAATCCGCCGAGCTTCCCCTTTACACATCTCATAGCGTTAGAAACGCTGATGACCTCACGAGTCAGGTCCGTCACTTGGTCCGCAAGAAAGGTGTAAAACTTGTGGTTATTGACTACCTGCAACTCATACCCTTCGACAGCAAGAAGATGGGGAAGTGCGAAGGCATAGCTGACATCTCTCACAAGATAAAGCAGATGGCCCTGGACCTAAACATCGCGGTCATCTTACTGGCACAGGTTAACCGAGAGGGAGCCAAGAGTGAAAGGATTAGAATCTATGACCTCAAGGACTCAGGCGATATCGAAAACGATGCTGACGTAGTTCTGCTCATGTATCCATCCAGGGGGGACTTTGAATCCTCCAAGGGTCACGACAGTCACGGCCCTTATACGGAGCTAATATACAACGTAGCCAAGAACCGAGAAGGGCAGAGGGACGTAGGTGGACTCTTTAAATTTTATCACTGCACAGGGAGGTTTGCATAATTATGGAATTTAATAACGATATATTTTCTAATGACAGGAGATCCCAAAAGAAATTTGTGGATTGGGCCTACGATAAAATCGCCGAGGAGATGAAGCGCATCGAGGAACTTGAGGAAGAGTTCGGGACAGCGGAGTACGTCGTGCCGAGCAGAACCAATAAGTCCCCGAAGAACCTGAGCGATGACAAGAAGATTGAGACAGTTATCAAGATTGACAAACTTAGAGAAGAAGGTTACTCATTTAAACTTGCGTCCGAGCTATGCGACATAGCTCCTTCTACTTATACTAAATGGAAACGACAATTTAAGACGAGATTGGGTAAGCCCTCGGAGTAATCCAGGGCGGGGGGATGATTTCATGACCTCCTGTTTCAATCCCGACTTGTCGCCTAGCCTCACCCTTTTTGATTGGGGGGTGGGGCTTCTTCTTTTACCCCGTCCTTGCACAAGGATTCGGCGCTAGAATGCGCCACAAGGGCTTTTGATTTCTTTTACAGGGCGCCAGGTGGTATGAACAGTGGAGACTCTCCTTCGGACGCTTTACGCTTGAGAGTCTTTCTTTCTCTTTCCTTTTGGAATCCGAACATACGATTGATTACATCGGAGTACGGTGCGTATGCAACGAACTTACTCTGGCTTAACGCTCTCTCTCCACTCAGGACTCTTTGAAGTTCAGCTGTTCCATCCATAGCTTGTTGGAAAGCTACTGGCGTGAGGTAATCAAATACCGCACGGCCAACACCTTCGGTGCGAATCTTGTAACCAGTGTATCTGCTGACACCAGCAATACGGAAGGTGCCGTCAAAGAGGTAGTCACCAAGATAGCCTACACGGCCAGCCAAGAAGTCCTTGAGGGCATCAACAGGGATACCGATAAGTAGCATAAAGGTCAGTAGCTTGGCCAGATCCTTGGACGCTTTTAGTCTCTGTGCGTTGGTGCTTTTTGGGTTAACTATATCGTTGAGCATCCTGTCCTTGGTGAAGACCATTTGCTTAACCATGAAGGACTTCATGGCTACAGCGAGTCTCAGGTTCGGATTACCTACAATACCCATAGCCATCTCAGCCGAGCTTAGGGGTTGTGTCTCCGACAGCTTGTTGAACAGTAGGCTACGGACAAGGGCCGAGTCCTTATTGTCTTTCTTTAGATCGGCTATCAATTGATCCTGCTCTGCGGGGCTGTAGCCCAGCGCGGTCATTTCGGCAGTAAATGTTTTGATTCGTGAGTCACTCCTGTCCTTGTAGTAAAGGTTAGCTAACCTGCGGAAACGTCTGTAGTTAGCCGTTAGGTTAGTCTCCTTCATGATCTGGTCCAGCTTGGTGAAGCCAGTGGAACGAAGACCTAGGCGAACAACCTTCTCAAGGAACTTGTCATCCCCCGCGAACTCCTGGCTAACCTTCTCGGTGTCTATCCCGAAGTCAGAACCCTTAAGTCTTTCGGCACTGAACATTGCACTGAAGGTGGGTATTAACCCATTGTCCAACATCACAAACGGAAGGTCGTATAACTGCGATAGGGTAGAGGTGAACTCAACTAGAAGTGTTCCGTATCCAAATGACCGAGCTAACTGTAGAATCCTGGACTCACCTTTCTTAGGAGAAAGTATAAGTTTCATTATCTCAGGGATCGTTCGATCAGCCTGCTCATCAATGATGGCGCCCGAAGCACGTAGCTCCTGCACGAGTTTGCCTAACTCGCTAGCCTGGTCCAGCTCAGTTCCCTGTCTGTTGGTAACAAATCTACTGCCTATCAATTTAATTGTTTCCGCAGCGGACACCATGTTGAAGATGTAACTCTCCATTGCTTGGGCTGGGTCCTCGTAGTATTGTAACAGCTCATCAGGGATTTGGTCCTTCATTGCACGTTCGCGGACATTTCCTGGCAGCATATCAGGATTGGTTCTAGCTAAGTTTGATGTGAACTCTTCCCACGCCTGAGCCTCCTGTAACGCTGTCTCCTTGCTTCCTATACTGATGATTACGTCGTCCTTGGCTGACAGCTCTTTTAACTGTCGGCTTATCCTCTGAACACCAGCCTGGTCGTTGTTGTCGCTAGCCTTTACAAGCTCTTCATTGAGGGTCAACATATCAGAACGAACCTTCAATATTCTGTCGTTTCTCGCTTTTATAAAATCCCTGAAACTTTCTCCAACCGTCTTACCCCAGTAAGCCTTGACCGCTTGCAGTGCCTTGAAGTTCTTGATACGACGAGGGAAGTAATCAAATAGATCACCTACATCTACGCCCCGTGCCACTAGGTCAGCCCTAAGTTTATCTAGAGATGGACGCACAAGGTTATTGTAGTCCTCAAGCATACCGTATTTAGCCAGTAGCGCCTCCTGTTCAGCTGTGCCTGCATCGGCAACCACTGGGCTATACATAAGGAGTTGCTTCAGTCTCTTGCGGTCCTCCTTATTTTTGATGGCTCGCATCTTCACAAAGAACGGCGCCATCGCAGTCTGATAGGCAAGGACCTTGGTTTGTATCCC